ACCCAGCAAAGGCACAAGAAAAGGAAGAAACGCCTCTTGTTGACCTGTCACTGGATTAGTGGTCAGTTTTCCAGTAGGAGATAAAGCTGCAATACCTTGAACCTCTATTGGGTTCATGTGTACCAGCATAGAATCGCCGTAACGACCATATTTAGCTAGATTGTTAGCGGTTCCCTGTAAAGGAGGTGCATAATTATTCATATTTAGTCCTACTTGGTCTCAACGCCAAATAAATTAAAACTCATGTTTACAGCCGATGCGTAAACTTTTAACACATCTGCCTGCCCTAAAGTTATTCCAATCACTACAGTAAGCGTATCATTAGCCGCTACGCTTTTATCATAAAACAAATACTGCTTGTCATCTGCTGATGCACCAGCTACATGGGCGCTCAACCTGAATGTAATAGCCGATCCTGTTCGATTGCAGGCAACGAAACTACTAATCGTTGTCTGAGTTAAATCTGGGACTGTGTATAAGGTTGTAACAGTTGTTGCTGCTGTATCAACCTGCCCCAAAACTTTAATAATGTCGCTCATGAAGCTCCCATCAACAGAAACTGAAATCTACGCATTGCTAGGGAACCGTCTTTATCGCCTTGTGTTTTTGCAAGAGTCACATCATTTTCAATTTCTTGTAACGCTTGCTGAATCGTTAATCTAGTAATAGACTCATTTTGCTGCTCATACTCTAGCGCAGCTAATGGTAAAGGAGTTATTTTACTTTGTGACATTACCTTCTCCCGTCTGGTCTCATATCAAAACGTAAATCACCCAAACGCCAGCCATAACCGCTTTCACTGCTTTCAATGCGGAAAGCTGAAGAACGAGTTCTAGCCCTTAAAAAAGCCTGTTTCGTTGATGAAGTAATGGTAGAAGTAGATAAAGTTACATTATCTTCTAATGGAAAATCTTTTCCCTTGACAATTACATCCATTGATGCGTCATCTGTATTACCTCTAAAGGTAAAATCAGGAATTAACTTATTAAGAAGCATATATCGTTCACCATCACCCATTTCTACATCACCTGACTCAATGAAAGCTGTCATAGCTGAACCATCGTCATCATGGCCTCTTTCTTGAATATAAAGATAATTATTATCAGAGCTGGTAATAACTGAGCTTGCAATAGGAAAATTCTTGCTATTGGCCTCTATCCAAGACCCTCTTTCCATTGTTCCTATAGTCCAAAGCCGTTCCGCATAGTTATAAGTAACATAATTTGTATTATCTGTATTACCGGAACCTATGGGATAAAACCAAGTTACTTCGTTATGGTCTGGGTTTGTACTGGCAAACACTTTGTAAGATTGACCTTGATTAAGATTACTAAAAACATAATCTAAAACCGAACAATTAATAGGCTGAACTGAGCCTGTATAGCTATAGAACCCACCGCGACCCATGAAGAAAACAGCTCCCCCTGCATTTATGGCAGCTTTGGGAGATATCATAGAGATACCTTCATTAACGACAGTAAATTGGAATATGAAGGGAGAACCAATAAACCGCATGGAATGAATCCCAGAATCTGTCCAGATAAGTATTTCTTGCCTGGTTTTTAAGGCTCCTATAATAATAGAGCCTGTACTTAAAGTGACACCGCCTGCGCTGTTAGTAGCTGTAGGAGTCCAGTCAATAGCAGATTCACTATCGCTCCATCGAATATGAAGCGGATCAATCGTGGATGAACCCAAAGGATTTGCGCCAAAGCAGATAACGTGCTTATCCACATCTGACATCATTACTTGTAATGCCCCTATAGGCGCATCAGAAGCCCCTGAAAGCGAAGATAATGCTACTGCTCTAGTAGAAGTTCCTGAGCTTTCATCCCAATAATAAACACTACCAGCTCGGACATTTATTATAAGATCATCACCAAAAACATCTTGACTATAAAGCCTTAACTGACCAGCCGATGAAATGGTGCTTACACTACCAAAAGTGCCTTGACCCCAAGTATTAGCGCCCCAACCAACACCCTGTACATAAGTATTTAGACCAACATTTATTTGGTATGCGCCATCAACTCCAGAACCTCCATTACCCGAATCACTAGCATTGGCTGTTACTGTATCTCCAGAAGTGTCTTTTGCGGTAACAGTATAAACATCAGTAGATGTGACACCTAGAATCTGATATTCCTGATTCAAAACTGCCGCAGTTACTACACCACCTAAAGTGGCTGCTCCTGCAAAAGTTACAAAGTCATTAACTACAACTCCATGATCGTCATCCGTTACAGTTATAGTAGAAGACCCATCAGTGGCCGCAAAGGTTATTCCATTTGTTGTGGTTGCTCTTATCGGAGTGACATCAAAGAAGCTATCGCCTTGATTAATATAGAATTTTAATGTTGTTCCCAAACCAAGATATCCAACTCCATCTTGTGCTACCCAATCTTCAATAGAACGACAAACACCTAAAAAGCTATCAACTGAATATTTTTCCCATCCGCCTATTTTTTCAGGCCGACCTTTTCTAAACCGAATTTTGTCAGCATTATACCAACCAGCATCAGCACTGTACTCAGTACCTTCTCTGTTGATTCCTGGCTGAAATTGTAGTTTAAGTAACGGCATTACAATCGTCGCATTTCAAATGGATTTCCTGCTGTTCCATCTGGTGCAGGTTTAGGTGGTGGTGGAACATAATTGCGTTGAAATTCTGCTTGCCTTGCTCTCATAGTTTGATTTTTTTCTACCATTCTTTTAGCTATTGGATTTTCATAACTTTCTGGCGATGCATTTCCTGAAGCAATATCCTGCATTAATCTACTATAAAGCTCAGGTTCTGCTTTTTGAAACCTAAAATCATCTATGCTCTCTTGTGTTATTTTAGATTCCCTGTAAGTTCCTTTCCCAATGGTTCTTTTACCTGTCACAGGATCAATTAATTCTGGGCCTCTCATTCCGGTACTATATGTAGGAATAAATTTTCTGATTTCATCATCAGACATACTTGCATAGTCTCTTTGAACATTACCTAGACCCTGCTTTAGCAAGTCGCTTTTTTCTATGCGCTCTACGGTTTCATTAGTGCTGCCTATGCTCGGACTATTTTGAGGTGGTAATTGATTCGCTTTCCGAGCATTAAAGTCTATCCCAGGACTATATATAGGGGCTGGTTCTTGCTGTCCTAAGAAAGTGCTACCCGGCATAGTGACTTCTTGTTGCCTTGCGCCCTCTAAATTTCTTGCAAACCCCTCTGGATCTGCCGCTACAGCTCTTGGATCAATCCCTTGTGGCAAAGAAGGTTGTTGATAACCACCAAAACCACCGCCATATGGCTGAGGTCTCATTCCTTTACCTGGGCTACTATTAAAACCCCTTGATCCAGAAGAAAGATAAGGATTACTTGCATAAGGATTAAAAGGCATTCTAGGCTGCGTATAAGATGAATAGTTTTGTAATAAAGAACCTATCCCTCCCTGCATTCCATAGCCCTGACCATAGGCAGGGCCACCAAAACCTCCTCCAAAAGAAGGCTGTTGATAATTACCAAAACCTCCTCCATAAGGAGACTGCTGAAAGCCACCAAAACCACCGCCATAAGGAGACTGCTGAAAGCCACCAAAACCACCGCCATATGGCTGAGGTCTCATTCCCTTGCCTGGACTGCCATTAAAGCCACCGCCAAAACCACCGCCAAAACCACCACCATACGGTTGTGGTCTCATTCCTTTACCTGGGCTACTATTAAAACCCTGCTGTGGAGCATTGTAATTAGACTGAAAAGGTTCTACAGAAGGGGTTACATCGTTTGATACGGTACTTCCCGCTTCAGGTGCAAGATAATTATTTGGCTGTGGCTGGTTATTATAAGACCCTCCAAAACCCCCATAAAAAGGATCTTGGTAGTTCTGTTGTTGGTTAACTCTTCCGCCCATACCCATAAAAATACTCTCAGTAAGACCCTGAACGAATCATTTCAGTAAGATTTTTAGCTCTAATTCCTACTTGCTCTGACCATCGAGAGTCCATAAACTGATCTGCGGCTTCATCCCAGTCACCCTCAGACATAGCTGAAAGTGCCTTTTTGAAGGCTCTAAGGCGTGTCTGACCAAGATTAAAGCTGATATCAATCATTGCATCTTGTCGAACATCATCAAGATCAGAGAACCAGTCATACTCAGAATCAAGCTCTAAAATTACCCGATCAATATCATTTTGCAGAAGATAGTCTACCTCATCATCAGACAGGCCTAGACCACCAGCCTTATCAACATTTCTGCCAACGCCTATTGTGGTTTTATTTTCACTGCATTTATAGGCATAAGTTTCTACACCTTCATGCAATTTAAGCATTTCAATTAAATTATTACGCATTATTTTTGCTTTGCCTTTCCTATATTTAGGGCTAAAGCATCAACCAACTTATAGAGCTTACCGATCCAAACATCATCTTTTGGGGTTGGTGTGGAAGCAGCAATCAAACTTGCCGCTGTTACAATCATTGTAATAATGCTAATAGCTGTAAAAATATTACTCATGATACAAACTCCTTAGTGTCAATTAATTTTTCTTTTTAACTACATACGCTTCGTTTTCTTCGGTGTTAGGATCGTCAGGGACATATCTGCCCTTGTTATCTCTAGCTCTTACACTGTTCTGTTTCAAAAGCCTTTCAATCTCTTCATCCACTGTTTCCTGGTTACTTGCAGATGCAAACAAACTCAAAAATCTTTTGAAAAAATTCATCAAACTTCCTGATTAATTAGCCGCTATATAGTCTGTGCCCGTTGTGACAGCAGCTACGTGCGTGGTCTTTAGATTAGAAGCAGCTCCTGCAATATCAGGTGTATCATCAGAAGCATCTACCGGAGCATAAAGCAGAATTGTAGAAAGGTGGTCTACGTTTTGCTGCACTCGCGCGTTGATTTCTGCTTGGTTTGCTAAATCAGCAGCATAAGGAGAAGAGGCTCCGTCTGTATTAATCCCATTGATTAAGTCTACTGAATCGGACCCTGCTGCTAAACATTCTGTTACTGTTTGTGCCATTTTTATTCTCCGCTACATTTACATCGTGGTTTAGATTCTAGCTCTGCTATTTTTGCAGAAAGCTCTTGTACTGCTTTGACCAGCATAGG